ACGGCGGTTGACGACGTGCTGTTGCGCGGCCGGCAGGTGTTTCGCTTGCAGGACGGCAAGGCCGTGCCGATGGAGGGCGACAAGATCGCCTACGGCAAGGACGGCGAGCCTATGACGATCCACGAATGGGTTGGCGGCCTCAGTGAGCGCGCGCCGCACCTGTTCGAGACGAGCACTGGCACGGGCGCCACCGGATCAACCGGAGCGGCTGTGGCGGGCAGCAAGACAATGAGCCGGGCGCAGTTTGAAACGCTTGGTGCGACAGAGCGACTAGCCGCTGTGAAGGGCGGGACGAAGCTCACCGACTAACCGAGCCAACCACGGCGCATCCATCCCAGGGGGATTGGAGAAAGGCCGGCGGCTCACGGCCTAACCACACATCCAATCCCTCTCTAGGAGTTTGCCCAAGTGGCGAATACGCTTACCTCTCTTATTCCCGACCTGTATGAGTCGCTGGACGTTGTTTCCCGCGAACTGGTCGGCTTCATCCCCGCCGTGACGATGGACGCCCAGGCGGCCCGCGCTGCGGTTGGCGAAGTGATCCGCGTTCCCATCACGCCGGTTTCGGCTGCCGAGGACGTGACCCCCGGCCAGCTCCCGCCGGACGATGGCGACCAGACCATCGGCAACACGCAGATCGTCATTACCAAGGCCCGTGCGGTTCCGTTCCGCTGGACTGGTGAAGAGCAGCGTGGCCTTGCCAACGGTCCCGGCTATGCCGCGATCCGTCAGGACCAGATGCGCCAGGCGATGCGCACCCTCTGCAACGAGGTTGAGGCGTTCGTTGGTGGCGTGGCTATCGCTGGCGCGTCGCGCGCGTTTGGCACCGCCGGAACCACGCCGTTCGCGACTGCCATTTCCGATGCGGCGGCTGTCCGCAAGATTCTCGACGACAATGGTTGCCCGATGGGCGATCGCCACCTCGTCATCAACACCTCCGCTGGCCTGAACCTGCGCAGCCAGACTCAGTTGACCAAGGCGCTTGAGGCCGGCACGACTGACGTGCGGGCGCAGGGCACGTTGCTCGACCTGTTCGGCTTCGATCTGCGCGAGAGCGCGGGCGTCCAGAAGCACGGCACTGTCGGGACTGGCGCGAGCTACGTTGTGAACGGCGCCACTGCGGCCGGCTCGACCGTGGTTACCCTCAAGACTGGCACGGGCACTGTCCTTGCCGGCGATTTGGTTCTGATCGGCGGCGTCAACTACCTCGTCACGAGCGGAACCGCTGCGGCTGGCCCGATCACCATTGCGGCGCCCGGCTTGCAGGCTGCGGCTGCTGATGGTGCGACTGTTGCGGTGGTCGCGGCTTGGACCGGCAACATGGCGTTCCACCGTTCCTCGCTGGTCCTCGTGACCCGCGCTCCGGCCGTGCCGGAAGAGGGCGACGCGGCGGCGGATCGCACCGTGATTAGCGACCCGCGCTCGGGCTTGTCCTTCGAGGTGGCGATGTATCCGCAGTATCGTCGGATGCGCTACGAGATCAGCCTCGCCTATGGCGCTGCGCTGATTAAGTCGGCGCACGCGGCCATTCTGCTCGGCTAAGCCTAACCTACCACAAGCGAGATAGCCCATGTTGACGGACGCGCAAAAGAACGACGTGCGCCGCTTCATGGGCTATCCGCTGCTTGCGGATACCACGGCGGATGATAGCCGCGACTTTGCCTACGGGTGGGTTTCGCCCGGTGTGATGCAGACGCTTGAGCATAGGCTCAACAACCTGCGTCCCGAAGAGGCCACAACGATTATCACCGTCTACCTTGCCAACCTGACCATGCTTGAGTCCGCGATCCCTGCGGTCAGCGAATTGCTCAGCACGGCACAAGCGGCGGTGTGGACGCGCAACCCGCGCGAGATCGCGGAGCGTAGCGGCCTGTTCGATGGCTGGCGCCGTCGCTTGTGCGACTACATCGGCTTTGCGCCCGGCCCCGGTCTGCGGAGCGGCAACCGAATCGTGCGGTCCTAATGGACCCGATCATAGCCCTATCCATAGCCAACGCCCTTATCGTCCTCATCATCGCCGCATGGAGCACGCCATGACCGACAAGCACGTTGAGCGGTTGGTTGCGGCGCTTGAGGACATTGCCGCCACGCTGCGCGCCATGCGCGACGCGCCAGATGGCGAGCCGGTCAAGGTCAAGCACGAATGGGCGTGGCCCAGCACGTTCTTTGGCGGGGGCATGTTCGGATGACTGGCGACGAGATCGTGGTGTGCGCTGAGGCGATGGATGACGGCGCCCGCGCACGTATCAACGCCTCGATGGATCAGGCGCGGTGGTTTGCTGGCCAGACTTGCATTGCCGTTGAGAGCAGGCCCGGCGTGTTCTTCACGCGCACGCTTAGCCGCGCTGAACAGGCAGCGGCCATCACTGCGGCGTGTGAGCTTGCGGTGATCGCGGAAGGTGGTTTGCGCGTATTGGGGCGGGTGTGATGCGGGCTTGGTTCGGGCTTCTCCTGCTCGCGGCCGGCTTCATCGCCATCGTCGCCATGTCTGAGCCGCCGAAGAGATTTTCAGAGCCCGTCCAGCCTAACTGCACCACTGATAGACTCGATTACGATACCAAGCTGCCCCGCTTCCATGTCGGGCTTCATCCCAAGCAGGATTGGTGGAATGGCGGATGCCCCGACTGGCGGCGTCGGCACACGTTCGGGATGGCGTAAATGCGAGACGCGATCATAGCCGCAGCATTCGTGTTCGGCATGGTCGCGCTGCTTTATCTTCCGGTATGGGTGTGGCTCCTATGACCTCACTCGACGAAATTCTAGCCCGCCTGCCGCACGAACGGCGCGCGGCCATTCAAGCGCGTGCGGATGAGCTTATCGCATACGAGCGCCGCACGCACATTTGCAGAGAATGGACTTATCTCTCAATCGGCTTGCGCCAGTGTGAACACTGTCAATTACGACAAGTGATGCACTTCCGATCTGGCCGATGGGATAGGGCGGCGCTTAGCGCGCCCGGCGACCCGGCGCATTGATCCGGGTGCGAGGGGCCGGCGGCTGCGTATCTCTCCGCGCTGCCGCCCCTCGCGTTATTCATGGAGGGTTGCGATGACGCTTCAAGCGACCATCCAAAAGGCGATCTACAACGGGTATCAGCAAGCCGCCAACGTGCTAGGCGCCCCGTTCGATCTGTTCCGCCCCTCTGGCGCGGATACGCCAATCCAGCAGGCCAACCGCGTCGGCACGTTTAACGCCTCGTTCGACTACTCCGTATACACGTTCGGCAAGCCCGGCCTCTACGGCAAGCCAGTGGCCTACGCGCTAATCGATGGCGCGCAGCTTGAGGTTGGCGACTACCTGCAAGGCGACAGCGGCACATTCTTTGTCGCCACGCTGCAACCTCTCCTGCCCATCGCGGTAGTTTGCTGCAACGCCACACTCAATGTGCTGCGGCCCTACTCCGCGCCGGGCGTTGGTGCGTTGCCTTACGGTGGCGACATTCGATCCGAGGAAGTGCCGGTTATGACGGCGTTCCCTGGTAGCGTCCTCACCAAATCTCGCGGCGAAAAGGGCGAGGTGAACTTGCCCGGCGATGTGAAGGTGGCGTGGTTCGAGGTGTTGCTCCCCTACATCGGCGCCGAGATCAAGTTTGCTGACGTGATCGACATGGACAACGGGATGCGGCTCAAGGTCGGCACCGTCGAGCGCACGGATTTGGGCTTTCGATTGCTCGCCCAATATGCCGGGACATGACAAGGAGTTGCCACATTGGCCGATATTTCTGATGTGGAGTCTGCGTTAAGAGACGCCATCGTATCGGCCATCTATCCGACCGGGACAAGCAATCCATCTTCGATTGGCGCCGCCACGCGCGTCTACCGAGGCTGGCCGAATGCGGCGGCACTCGATCTCGACCTCAAGGCCGGAATCGTCAACGTCTCCGTCTACTCCCGCCCCGGCATGGAGCGGAACGTAAGCCGTTACCCCGTCGAATGGGTGCCTGGCATTATCAGCGTGCCGACCATCACGGTTGCCGTCTTGGGCGATACCGTCACGTTGGGCGGCGCGGCTGGCGTCAAGCAGAACATCGGCATTCGCACGGACGCTGGCGCCTATGTGGTGCAAGCGCAGCCTACGGACACGCCCAGCACGGTCGCGGCAGATTTTCGGGCACTAATCCCCGGCGCTACGGGAAGCGGCCTCACGGTCACGCTCAGCCCGTCCACTGGCTTGTTCGCGCTTACGGGCGGAACTGGCACGGCGCAAGCCGAAGTCATGCGCCTTACGGCCGGCGTGCAGATTGATTGCTGGTGCCCCAATCCGGCGCTGCGGGACGTGACAGCATCCTACGTCATCACGGCGCTAGCTCAACTGCCGTTCATCCCGCTTTCGGATGGCACTAGCGGGCGGCTGATCTACCACAACAGCACATCCAACGATCGCGAGAGCAAGGACGCGCTCTGGCGGCGGTGCATCACCTATTCCGTCGAGTATCCCGTCACTGCGCAGCAGATCGCGGCGCAAATGCTGTTTGGCGGCGGCAACTACGATGCCGGAACGACCGGCACGGTGCATTCTACATACGGCGACGTTTATCCGGGGACGTAATGGCAAACACTATAATTCAGGCCAACCCGGTTTCTTTGGCTAAGATTGCCGGCATGATGCAGACCTCGGGCTTTTTCCCCGATACGTCGGGTCTGCTGCCCGCTTCAGGCGGGACAATTACGGGTCTGGCGTCAAAGAGCGTCGCGCTTAACTATGCGGCCCCCTTGACCGGGACAACGGTAAGCCTCACTGGCGCACCATTCGCCGTCATTGAGCCCGCCGGCACGTTGGCCGCGCTCACGGTGGCGCTTCCATCATCCCCGACCGATGGACTTGCAATCGTGATCGGGTTCACGCGCGCGATCACAGCGATTACGTGGAGCAACGGCACCGTGGCTGCTGTCGCCCCCGCCACCATCGCCGCCGGAACGCACGTTCAGGCCGTCTATCGCGCCGCAAGCAGCAGGTGGTTCATCTTCTCCTGACCGGCTAACGGCCGCTCAATTTCATCCGCACTCGACGGGGCGCCATTGGCGCCTTTTTCTTTTTTGGAGCCAATGAATGCCGATCGTGCAGCAAGGTTCGATCAACACGACGGCTCTCGTCGTGCCCGGCCTCTACGTCCAGATAGTCCCTCCACAGCTTATGACCCCCAACGGGGTTCCGACCAACGTAATCGGCGTTGTCGGAACCGCGAGCTATGGCCCGGTCAATCAGCCGGTGATCTGCTCTAGCATGGCGGACTATGCCCGCTCGTTCGGGCCGATCCGGAACCAGAAATACGACGCGGGCACTCAGGTTGCCACCGCCGTATTGCAGGGCGCGAGCAACTTCCGCGTGGTGCGTGTCACTGATGGCACGGACACCAAGGCGAGCGTTGTCATCGGCTCGACCTCCATCACCTTCACCGCGCGCTACAGCGGCACGGTTGGCAACAGCATCACCGCGACGATCGCGGCGGGATCGGCGGCGTCGAGCTTCAAGCTGGTGATCGGCCTTCCCGGTCAGCAGCCGGAAGTTTTTGACAATATCACCGGCAGCGGTAACGCGCTGTGGGTTGCGATGGCGGCAGCGGTGAACACGGGCAACGGCGCGATGCGCGGCCCGTCCAACATCGTCACTGCGGCTGCGGGCGTCGGCACTACGGCTCCCACGCTTGCCACCACGCCGCTTACCGGCGGAACGGACGGCACCACCACGATCACTGAGGCGGTGATCATTGGTGTGGATACCGCGTCGCGCTCTGGCATGTATGCGCTGCGCGGTCAGGGCTGCACCATCGCTCTGCTGGCGGACGCTGACGGCGGCACGGGCGGCACTAGCAACACGTGGAGCACGCAAGGCGCGTTTGGCTTGGCCGAAGGCATCTACATGATCTGCACCGGGCCGGCTGGCGACAGCATCGCCACCGCGACGGCGCAGAAGGCCACCAGCGGGATCGACAACTACGCCGTCAAGCTGATGTTTGGCGACTGGCTCTACTGGCAGGACCCGGTTAACGCCGTGACCCGCCTGGTTAGCCCGCAGGGCTTCGTGGCAGGCCGTCTAGGCAACCTCTCGCCGGAACAGTCCAGCCTCAACAAGCCGCTGTTCGGCATCGTCGGTTCGCAGAAGCAGGGCCTCGCTTCGTCTCAGGTCACGACCTACAGCGATGCGGAGTTGCAGGCGCTCTTTACCGCCGGCCTTGACGTGATCGCCAACCCGGCGCCGGGCGGCGCTTATTGGGCCGTGCGTTGCGGTCACAACAGCAGCTCGAATGCCGCGACCAACGGCGACAACTACACGCGGATGACCAACTACATCGCCAGCACGCTTAATTCCGCGATGGGCATTTACGTTGGTCAGACGATCAGCAGCACGCTTTTCCAGCGCATCCGCGCGAGCATCCTGAGCTACCTCGGGAACCTGCTACAGCAGGGCGTGCTTGGCAGCACGGACGGCAACCTACCTTACTCGGCTATTTGCGACATCAGCAACAACCCGCTGTCGCGCACCGGGCTTGGGTATGTCCAGGCGGACGTGCAGGTTCGTTACCTCGCGATCAACGAGAAGTTCATCGTCAACGTCGAGGGCGGTCAGACCGTCGTTGTGACGCGCCAGACCACGCAGCCGGCGAACGGCACCAACACTCCTGCGTTTTGATCGAGGCTAATTGATGTCTAACATTCCTTTTTCGATTGGGCGTCAGTGCTCCCTTGTGTTCATCGGGCCGTTCGGTCGCGTCGATCTCGCGACCGTT